AATCACTTCGCGACCGAGGAAGGTCGGGATGCGAATCGCCTGGCCATTCACGCTGTCGCTGGTGAAGTCGATCAGGTTGTTCTTCAGCATGCGTGCATAGACGATGGAATGGACCATCAACATCGTGAGGTCTTCCATGCTGTCGCCCATGGTGGCGGTGCCGTCGATGAACGCTTCAGCACTGAAGTTCGTTACGCCATCCGCAAAGCTGGCGCCCGAAATGTCGTGCGTCATGTCGTTCTGGACGTGCTCGGAAGCAGCAGGGGCCGCAGCGTTGTCAGCGAACACACCGTTCAGCGTAGCGACGAAGGCAGCCTGCTGACGGCGGGTCCAGTAGTCGGACACACGGTTGGCAATGGCCATCATCGGATCTGCACCAGCAAGGTCAGCAGTCAGGTCCATCGAGCTCCAAGAGTTGTTCCGCGACAGGCGGACTTGGATCTCGGTAGCAGTGCCGATCTTGTTGGGAGTGCTGGCGGAATCGGGATCGTCGGTGGAGACGTTGTCAGCGTCGTTGTCCAGATCCTTGAAGGACGGTTCGTTGTAGGTCAGACCGCCGCCTGCCAGAGCAGTGTTCAGGGTCGGATCCAGAGTGATCGCGCCGGAGCGGATCAGACGGGACTTTTCCTGGGTCATCTGTTGGACGTAGGGCGAGAAGATCTCGGGAACAACAACGTCAGAAATGCGAGTAGTGCCGGAAGCCATGTTGGTTCTCCTAAAAGGTTAATTGGCTCAAGTGTGCTAGACCCGAAGCCTTGGCCCCATGGCTGGCATTCGATCGGTGGATATGGCTCATGCCACATTGATCGCAAATGTAGCATGAGCCTGTCGAGTCTGCAAGCACAGAGTTTGATTATTTGCGGGCCTGCGGACGGGGGCCGCCAATACTGGTGCCCGCACTCTTGGCAAGCTGTTCGGCGCGGGAGCGGTTCTCCTTCAGGATCCGACCCTGCTCCGTCATGTTCCAGCCTTCAGCGCTCCACGGATTGCCACCAGTGCCAGCGCCGCTGCGATTGCCACCAGCGCCACCGCCTTGCGACGGACCCCACCAGTGCGCCTTCTTGGCTTGCATTTCGCTGAGCCAGACAGACGCTTCAATGCCAGGAGTCACGCCCACACCGTCGCGGGTAGTGACGCGACCGTCTTCGCCCACTTCCAGCATGCGCTCAGCATACAGAAGCGCGTCTTCCACTGCGCTGGATTGGAAGCCCTGGGCCTTGCCCACAGCGTCACGCACAGCGTCATGGATTGTGCGGACTTTTTCCTTGGTCTGGTATTGCTCCAGCACACCGGAAAGTTCCTGCACACGCTGCGCCAGCTGGCCTTTTTCGCGCTCGACAGGCGCCAGCTTGGTCTTGATACGACCTTCGACCAACTCGTTGAGCTTGGTCTCGTCCAGCTTACCTGCGGCAGCAGCTTCCAGCTCGGGAACACGATCAAGGATCTGGAGTACGTCCTCGATCTTGCGATCACCCAGGAGACCGAGGCGCTCGCGGACGGTCTTGTGGTCATTGCGTTCCTTGGTGAGCGCACCTTGCAGACGATCGACATCCGTCTGCGTTTTCATCCCTTCCACCTGGAGTTCGAACTTGCCGTTCTTCTCCACATATTCCTTCTTCACCTCTTCGGGAAGGTCGTCGATTGAATCCAAAATCGCTTTGAGAGCCATGCTCCATCTCCTAGTAAATGCCGCGCATGCGGCGGATTGATGACCACACCATTGTGATCAATACTTGCTCGGGTCCAGCCCAGCGGCACGGAATGCGTCTGCGTGCTTCTGTGCAAGTTCCCGAAGTGTTAATTCGTCTCCGCTACGATGAACGAACTTGTCTAACGTCAGTCCGCCTTCTCGGAACAGCTTGCCCTTCGTAACTCCCATCACTTCGTCTTGGAACGCCTTGGTCTGCCCCTTCAGCCACTCCTGATAATTGGTGCTGGCTGGGATCGGTCCGACAAGTTCTCGGATCCGACCGCGAGACCATTTATCAAAGTCGCCTTTCGTACCTCGGGGCAAATCGTCGCGCGAACCAATATCGCCCAGCCCGTTCTTCTCAGCATATTCTCGAACAAGCATTTTCTGAGTCGTGGGCTTGGCAGGACGATCACCCGCGAGCGTACCATCAATCGCCGCAATACGCAAGGACCGGCATTGGAAATGAAGAGGAGGGCGAGGCCCCTTTCCAATCTCAAAAGTCTTGCCGTCCAGACTTCGGCAGATCGGTGTCGTGCGGGAGTCCAACGTCGCGACGAATTGTTCAGCAGTAATGATGTCCGCATTGTCTGCGAAGTAAGTGTCACGCGCGCTGTTCGCTACATGCTGCACAGCAGTTCGGGTGATTGCCTGAACCTGCCTGCGCGTGATCTCCGTGACGCCGTCCGCACCCTTGAGCGTACCTGTACCGACCACACGTCTCGCGATGGTTGCCATGTCTTCGCCTGCAACCATGCCAGCCTGGATAGCGCTGTGAATACGACGAACGTCGTCCGCGGCCATGGTGTCAGCCCATTCCTTGAGGATACGCCCTTCGAAGGGGCGTGACAGCGCAATCGCTTTCAGCATGCCCGCAGTGGGCATCACGGTCTCGACTGCTACAGGCAGAACTGTCTTAAAGATACCGTCAAGCTGAATCGGCTCCTGGTATGACAGCTGAACCATCTCCTCGGTGAGAAACTTCGTCGCCTCGTCCCAGGACTCCATTCGGATCGCTTTGAGCGTAGCGTGCAACGATTCGAGGCGCTGCCACTCTGTTGGCGTGCTGAGCCCTTGCAAGGTGCGCAGCTTGTCCCGAATGCGACGAGCGAGCTCATCCTCACTTGCGTTCAGAATAGTGGTCATGCGATTGCGCACATAGCCACTATATCGCAAGAGGTAGATCTGATGACGCACTAGCGCGTCGAGCAGCTCCTCGTTCGTTGTCTTGGCCATGGGTTATGCTCCCGCCCCTTGCATGCCGCCCTGTTGCCCTTGCTGCTGCCCCCGCATGCCAGGCTCCATAGCAGGGTCGCCCCCTGCACCAGTGCCGCCACCTGACGGTGCATTGGCGTCTTCCTCGCCAATCTCGTCCATCTCGGTGTCGAAGTCCAGTTTCGTCACACCACGATCCACAAGCATCGCGTGAATGGACTTCTTGGACAGTGGAGCGCCCATGGTACGAGCCGTCATGAAATCGACCAGATCTTTGCCCGACATTTCGAAGTCGGCAAATTCCAGGTTCGGGGTGACCTTCACTTCTTCGGGGTTGGCACCCATCCATTCGGCACAAGTCTTCAGAATGTATTCCAGCGCAGAGGCGCCAGTAGAAGCAATCTGATTCAGCGTCGCAGTCTGTGCGCCAATGCGAGTCTGCAATGCAGCGCCGGACTCTGCATTGCTTCCACCTGCATTGATCAGCTGACCTGCACGGGTTTCAGCACGCTTGCGGTCGCTCTCAAGTGCTTGACGTTGTTCGGAAAGGCCTTGGGAATTGACGCCGATGTATTTCGCGTCGCCACCCTGCTCAACCTCAATCATGCTGCCCGCACCAGTGCGAAGGGGCGCGCCCTCGCTTTCCGTCGCGTCGGTTTTCTTTACACCGCCAACGACGACAAGGGTGTCCTGACCTTGCATGAACAGGTTCTGGCGATAGTCCGCCTCCCCCCGATACACGGCAAGCGCCAGTCTGCCCAGACCAAGCAAAGGAGGTTCGTCGGGTGAGCTGACAATGTCTTTCGAATTGACGAACACAAACGGAATCTTGTCCAGCACTGCGCCGCGCAGTTGCGGGAGCTGCATAGCTTCTTCCGTGTAGCTGGCGGACTGACCTTCGTTGTTCGTGAAAACACCTTGCTGATAGACCGATGCGCCTTCAGCTTCGTTCGCATCTTTGGTGCCGAATTGCAAGACGCGATATTTCGTCTGCGACACCCATTCGAAGTCTGTTCCACGGCGGAACCCGCTCTCGTCAAGAACTACAAGATTGAGTCTCGCTTCCCCTTCGTCGGATTCTGCGTCGTCCCAATTCCGAATGGACTCGGCGACGTACATAGCGACATAAGGCATCGGGTTCGTCGGGTCAGGATTGACAGGTAAGTCAAGCAACAGGCCAAGACGCCCCGTGACAAGCTGCTCCTCATTGACGCGACGCAACAGCAGCTCCAAAGGCTCACCGTAGGCAGTGGCCTTCGTGCGGAGCGGTTCGAGTGCTGTGGGTAGCTCGATCGTAGGCGACTTCTGCCACATCAGGCCGATGTAGGCTTCCACACCTTCCTTGACATAGTCCGGGAACACCGCGCGGAGCTTATAGGCGTCATAGGCTTCCTGCCCAGGCTTGCCCGCCCCCATGCCATCTAGTCGCATGCCTTTGGTCGGCGGAAGGTACGTCTCACCCTTCAATTTCACCGCGCGCTCACCTTTATAGAGGTCGCGCATGGTGACCCAATCGTCTTTGAATTCCGAATACTTCGGATGAACTGAATCAAGTGCCATTTTGCGCCTCCGTCAATAGTTGCCTGTAACTGTAACAGATCCGCGCTTGCTCAACAAGGTCGCACGAATCTTCGCTTTCGTTTCTTCGCTCCTGGGTTTGCCTCGCTTTGTTGCAGCGATTTTCTCACCCGTACCTTCTGGGCGCTTCTGCCCTTTGTGCGTAGCACCGATCTTGGCTTTAGTCTCTTCCGTGTGAGCGTGCCCGATATGCACATCCACCATATGAGCACGGTATTCAGGATCCTGCCAAAGTTCTTTCTGTGCTGAACCAGTCTTCCTCAGAGCTTCCTCGGTGTGTTTGTAACCTGTAGGGCCCTGACCGCCCAATGTGAGGTTGGCTTTAGGCGACCATTCTCTGATCAAGCGCTCTCATAGGAGAGTGCATCTTGCTCGGAAAGCCTTTCGTTCAGAATCTTCACTGATACAAATCTGCCCTCACGCTCTTCCTGCGCAACAATATTGGTCCAATACTCGTTTCTACGGCTGCGCTCACGATACCTGTCTCCGGTTCCTTTGCCCACATAAAAGCAAGTCCCGTCGCACAAATACCAGCCATAGACATAAAATCGATTCATTAGAACATCCCCGTCGTCGAACCGGACTTCGTTTCAATACGTCCCATGGGCCACAGAAAATCAATAAAATACCCGATCGCGGTCGTAATGTGTTGATACTGATTCTTTTGATCCTCTTGGAAAGAGGAACCCGTCTGAAGCTGCACAGTGCTGAGACCCTTGTGGCACCACACGGCAGTCTGTGGATTCACACGAAGTCGGACATCGCCTTTTGCATTCTTGATCATTGCTCGAACAGCGTTCTGGCGATCTTTGATAGCTGGGTGCGCAGGGCGCACACGCCGCTCGAACTTCCAGCCATTCAACCGAAGCACATCTTCGATCTCAGTGTAATCCGATTTGTGACCGTGCTTCTCGCCTGCACGACCTGCCGGGTCACCGTAGATATAGACAGTCTTGTTCTTGTGTTCTTTGTACTTCTCGACGAACTCAATTGCAGACTGACGACTGACAGCGCTTTCCAGAACGATCTCGTCCAGGAAGAACGGTACTCCCTCACGGATGACCACAATAGCCGAGCTCAGCGGCGTGAAGTTCTGGTCGTGCGTCCAGTGCAGCGCTTCGTGAGGGTAGATCCGCTCCTGGGTGAAGTTGTCGCTAGAGTAGTCTTCATAGATACGACCGCTGGCAGTTTCGAAGCTCGCTCGATATTCTTGATTGTACTGCTTCCGCGACATGGTACGCTTCGCAGCCTCAATCACGTCGGGCGGTAGAATCTCTTCTGACGTCCAATGGAACAGCGCGTAGTCCTGGTCGTTGGCGGTGCGTGCATATTCTGCCATGTCGTAATAATGATTCAGACCGTCAGGCACACCAATGAACCAGCACCAGGCGCGATAATAGGGTCGCGTCGGATTCACGGTGTTGAGCGCGGGCATAATGTTGGCCTGGAGGGATTCACCCTTCACGTCCGCAATCTCGTCAATTACACCGCCCGTCCAGTTAATACCCTCAATCCGCTGTGGCTGGTCCAGCCCGATGATGTGGATCTCCGTTCCGTTCGGCAGGTATATCTTGAGTTCGGATTCGCTGGGCTTGTGTGGGTGCATGCAACTGAGCGTCAGTTGCTTCATATCGTCCCACCAGATCTTCTTGGCCTGATTGTAAGTAGGTGCGGCCGCGAAATACTTTTCGCCTGGATACCACATCGCCTGACGTGCCAGGAATCGCTTCGCGCGTTCCGTCTTGCCACTTCGACGCCCAGCGGGCACAATAGGGAACCGAACTCCATCTTCAACAGCCCGAAGCAGGGCAAGCTGAACAGGATGATCCTTCAGTGCATACCATCGCGCCATCTGTCGGTCTAGAAGAATCTTGCTCATACGGGCGCCTTCGCTGCAAAGTCACGGAAGGCATCAATGAGTGCCTGCTCACCTTCTTCACCGCCTTCAGGACGGTCAAGGCCGAGTATGGTTGCCAGCTTTGCGGCAGCTTGCACCCGCGACGCATACGGGCCATTCTGGGCAGCTTGGCGGAGTACGCTCAACACCAGCGCCTTGTCTTGTCTTGCTTGTGCGTCTTCGTTCTCGGGAGTGGCACGTTGAAGGTCAGCGATCTTGCGCTGCACATACGCCTCAGACATGAATCGCTTCGCGTACTCAACAGCAAAGGCAGCCTGAAACCCCACACGGAGGCAAGCCTGGAAAGGATCGAAATCCTTTATATACTCCTGAACGAATAGATCACGAAGGGCCTTTTCCTGTTCGGACAACTCGGCCTCCATGAGGCGAGGATCCAAATATAGACCCGATGCGTTCTCAGCCATGTGGGAACTCCAATCGGATAGTTAAGAGCAGATCACCTGCTCAATTTGATCGGAGTATAACGGTGAGCGCGATAGTTCTGCAACCAGAATGTCGTGGTTTGATTTTAAGGCTTGCCGGCCTTTTGTCCGGTAGCCCACAGGTGACAAGTCATTGCGTATTCGGCAACTCGGTCGGCTTCTGCGGCGAATTCAAGAAGAAATTCCGAAGCCTGATCTGAAAGTCTGCCTTCGGTGGAGGCACTTGAATTGACACCGGAGGCGTCGGAGGTTCCTGGCGCGGGGCAACTACCACTCGGCCGACGTCCTGGGTCGCGCAGCCCGCCAAGCTCGCGAGCAAGACGACGATTGTCAGCAAGAGTGGTGTCGATACGTTTTTGTGAGTCTGCATGCTGTTTCTCCAATTGGTCTTTGAACTTGTTGGCAGCACGTTCAGCCGCCAACACCTTATCGGTTTCAGCCTGCAGAACATTGGCTGCTTCGACTTTCTGGTCGGAGATCGCTTTGCCCCACTTGCTGTCCTTGTATTCAGCCGTGAAGTACCATGCAGGCAGCGCACCGATGACCACACCAGCCAGGCAAGCGATCGCGGCGGTGCGGAGGTCAGGGAGCAGCATTGTCGGAACTCCGTTGCTTGATCACGCGAGCGATGATGATCGCGACGGCAATCCACTTCACCCAGCCCTCGGGCAGATAGGTCTGCACGGCGGGAAGGTATTCGTAGGCGATGTCCAGCAACACGAGCAGCGCTGCCAGTTGGACGGTGAAGAACTTGTAGGCCTTCTGCCATTCTTCAATGAGCTTGACTTTCATGGAAACACCTCCCGGGCCAGTTCGAAGTGAGGCCCATCAATGAACGCTTTCTTGCCCAGGGCTTGCCGACGTGCGACGTAGGCAGCAACAGCATCGGCAGGGTCACCGATGTCCGCCAGGCGCTTGTCCCACACGCCACCCCACACGATCGGGACGCCCAGTTCCTTGGCTGCCTGCTGCATAGCTTCGGCCACCTTGTAATAGAGCGGCCAATCCCAGCGGACGGAGCCAGCCAGCATTGCACCAAGATCCACAGCGTGACCCGTCAAGTGTCGTCCGTCCATGGTCTTGCTGGCACCAGCGGCCACAAGCTGTGCCTGTCGCGCCTTGCTACGCACACCTTCGAGCACCGTGAAGTCGATGCCAGTCAGCTCAATTGCACGCTTGACAACTTCCACCAGCTTCGGATGGACACCAGACAAACGATCCAGCGACTTCTTGGAGAGCACGAAGGACATCAGACAATTCCCTTGGATTTGAGCCACAAATAAATGCCAAGGGCGCTCGCACCGATAAGGTATAGCGCCTTTGATACAACACTCTTTCCCACTTCCTGATAGACGTGGTTTGTGAGCTTCTCGATGGCCTTCGCAGCAGCTTTCTCGGCTATCTCTTCAATCTGATCTTCGGACAGAGGTAAGCGTCTCCGCTCATGTTCATCCCAATCGCCCGCGTGAGCGGACTCCGCTGGTGTGCCCATGAAAGCTCCTTGATTTTATTACAAGCTGGATAAAATGCTCGCATAATAACAAAGGCTTGAGCATCGCAACAAGGGCGATAAAGCAAATTATCCGAAGATAAGCCACCCGACAGCAGCCACAGCAGCCAGCACGCACAGCGCGATCGCATGCGCGCCAATACCAGCGGGCCAGCGATATTGCGATCGCGGCCCCTGCTGGCCCTGGTCGGTGCGCTTGCACCGTTGCGGACAGGTGCGCCCCTGATCGCAGGTACCAGAGCAGCAAGTCGTCTCAAGTGCAGCACGCTCGTCGCGCTTGCGTTGCATCTCTTCTGCAACAATCTTGGCGCCCTCAGGGCTCATTGGGAATCGGTACATGGGTTCTCCTAGTTGGTCGCAAGTATGCACGCTCACGTCTGAGCGTGCAACAGGGTTGGCGGTTATGATTTCTTGACGCCAAAGAAGGTTGACCCGATTCGGATCCGACCGTCGTTAAGCTGCATCACGCGACTGTAATAGTCACCGCCCGCACGGATCCAGTCAAAGCCACCATCGAAGTTCTTCTCGGTGCCCTTAACCTCAATGTGGCAGGAAGTGGCCTGGAGCTTGATGCGGTAGCGACGCGAGCCTTTCGGCTCGCGTGTAGCACGGTCAAAGACCGCGACGTCCTTCTGCAAGTGCCCGAAGCGGTCAAGCTCCCAGCCCAGGGCAACCATGAACGCAATCAGTTCAGCTTTCGTCATTTTGGGTCCTTATGAATGTCTAAGTTTTCGGAATAACCCCAATCGTCAACACGGATGGTCGGGTCAACAAGCTCAACCCGATAGGAACGAACAGGTGCGACGCGAAGCAGCTTTCCACAGCATTCCGTCACAGACGTCAAAGGCTTTCCATATGCCAAGTTATGAAGAACACGATTGGGAAGAATTAATTCGTTTGCGCAATGTGGGCATTTCATCTCTTTCTCCTTCACTTGAGTTGTTTGAAGTCTTTAGCACTGGACGTCACTTGCTGGTTGAGGGACACGGTCTTGCCGAGCGCAATCATTTTCTTGATGCGTTCCAGAACCTTGTTTTCTACTGTCATGTTAATCTCCAATAAAGCAGCGCCCTGAGGCGCCGCTGTGGTTAATTATGCAACTACACAGAAGTGAAAGTGAGCGCCAACTGAACAAGCACGCTCACCAATGAACACCGGAAAGAAGCGACCCTCTGGTGTCGTCTGAAGGATGTAAGTCAGGTTTCCAAACTGTTCAGCATCTGCTGGAAACACCTTGAGGACAGCCTTGACCGCATTCTCAGCGGTTGCATAAGTGCGGTTCGGTGTGAGGGCAATAAGGCGGGGACCTGTGGCGCGAGTGATGGTTGTCATTTCGTTCTCCATTGCGTTGTTGAGCCAAATTATAGGATGGATCTAAAACGCGACGCAATAGGGAACGCAAATTTATTTTCACTCTTTGGATTGGATCATTTGTCTGGTGAGCATCATGGGGGATGCAGATGTCCATCCACGTCTGCGGCAGGTCGGGCACCAGGCAGCCAATACCGACTTGCCGTCCCAAGCCTACCAGCTTGCAGATGAACGCACCGTAGATCGCTGCATCCTCGCCTTTCAGCTTGGCATCGCACAAACGGCGGAGCTTGTCCATCTCCACGGTGCGAGTGTCGCGAGCTTGCGTCACCGGCCCATAGGTAAGCGAATGGAACGTGCGAGCATTGACGCCACGAGCTTTCAGTTCTTCTGAGATGGACTTGTTGAACGCCAGAAAGATGCTGGTGCCCCGCACCCGCTTCAGCGCCTCAACGATGGTCGTCGTCTTACCGGAACCAGCAACAGCCTCGACGATCGCATTGCCCTGACCGTGCTCAACGAAGTCGAAGATGTTCTGTTGCAGATGGCTCCACTTGCGGGAGGTGTCGCGAGGCTGGTCCTCGATGTCGGTGGGCGGGTTGTAAGGCTTGACAGTGCGGGCGTCGAATGCGAGCTGGACCATGATGTTCTCCGTTGAAGGTGTGGAAGTGAGTGCAGTATAGGCGAACATCTAATGTGATGCAAGCTCTATTCACGGGAGTTCATCATCTGTCGCGTGAGCATGAGGGTCGTCGCTGAGTTGTCCAGCATTGCGTCGAGAATCGCGTGGAGCTCGAAACGGAGCTTGTCCGCTTCTTGCCCATTGTTCTCCAGGCAGGCGGCGTCGAACATACGCTTGACGCCTTCCCAGCGATGCCCAACGACAGCGCCTTCCACGACCTGCTTCTGAAGGGCTTGCTGGATGTCGGCGCGTTTCACGTCCGCACCTCGTGGCCTGCTTGCAGCTTGCATGCGACCCACGAATCGAACCAGCTCAAGAAGGTGTCCCAATCGAACTCAGCTCTAGCCTGTACCTGCTTCTGATCCGGGAGTGATAACCACACCAGCGTCACACAGCGCCACTTCTTACCGTTCTGGCGATACAGGAGCACGGGATGCTCGTTGTTCCGCACCGCTGCGGCTGTGCATTGCTGCCACCATGTATTGACGGACAGTTGCTCCTGACGCTTCACCTCGATGGACAGGCCGAAGGTGTTGCTCAAGTCGTTCCCGCCGACTGCGGACTGGTTCTGGTTTCGTTGTATGCAGTTGGCCGCGGCTGCTACCTGCTCAGCTGGGAAGCCCAGGCGCTGCATGACACGCTGGGCGATGGGGTTCAGCGCCTTATAGACCTCGCGCTCACCCTCTGCGCCCTTTGCTCGGATGTTAATTCCCATGACGTTTCTCCCAATAAGCCTTCATTGATGCGCTCCTTTTAGCACGTTGTTCATCTGTTTGCTTCTTTCCGAGCTTAGCTTGAGCCTGCTTCGCTCTAGTTGCATCGGATACGATCTTGCCCTTATGTCTGGCGCTATGTTCTGCACGAGCTTCCGGCGTGGAATTGATCTGCCTTAGCTTCTCGCGTGTTTCAGGTGACTGAATTCGTCCAAGAGGGCTGCCGGCCGTGGGCGTCATATTGTAGCCCTTTCGGTAAGCCTGATGGAAGTCCATCCAGAACTGTTCTCGATTAAGTAAATCCGCCTTGTCCTCCACCAGCTCAACGACAGCAAACTCGAACGCCTGCTCACCATGCTTGTTCCAGGCGTTCTGGAGCTTCAGATTGCAGTGCTTGGCATGGTTCAGGCTGTATCGGTGATCGCGCCAGCGCTTCATATAATCGACAGCGCTGCCAATGTAGATCTTTCCTGACTCCACGTGAGTGATCGAGTATATCGCGGACTTCAAAACTGGTTCCTCATGTTGAACTGGCACAAGTTAAACGGGGCTCACCCGCAATGCAAGATAAGCCCCGTAAGATGTCAAGGAAGTTCGCAAGCCCCGGACGTACATGCCAGCGTCTGCATCGCCACCGTGTTGTCCGTCTTCTCGAACTCCGCCAGCTCACGCCAGTCGATGTCGGGAACAGGGTGCTCAGCTACCCATTGCGCGAACTCTTCCGGCGTCATGTCCTGATAAGGCGCCTGCTGTCACAAACGCGGACGGCGCCCCTGCCCGTAGGCTTCCGCCATGCGATCAATGAAGCGCATAATGCGAGGGCGGTTCAGTATCCACCAGATCCTCCAGTTTGTCTTGAAGCGCAGCCAGTTGAAGTTGAACAGGCGCCGGAGCAGGTATGAGCGCAGCACGCTGAGCACCGTCATCCAGAAGGTGATAATGAAGTTGTTCTCCCACGTCATCGGAATGCCGTAGAGCTTGCAGATGCCAGCAGTTGCGAACATAGCGACGAGCAGACCGATGGCGGTATTGACCACAGCTTCCGCCAGGCTGCCCAGTTTGGATTGACTCATGTTATCACCTTTGTGCAGATTTCGGTAAGAGTTTGCGACCCAAGACATAGTCCGGGCGGCGTTGAGGTTGCGGGCATACTGCAAGAATTCTCCACCCGTTGGATAGAGCTTCCTGAAGTTCGTCTGTGCAACAGTCTTCCTTGAGCATTGTCTCGTCGATGTTCATAAGGTTCGGACCAGGCTGTTCCTGTTGGCACTTCTCATTGAACATCTTACCCAAGGCATCCACGCTGCTAGAAACAGCGGACTGAATAATAGCACCGATATCCACTTCGGACTTGACATCGTAAATGAGCTTGACGTGCTCCTTGGGGCTCCCGTATGTTCCACAATAGCCTGCGTTGAACAGTTCAATGGCCTGCTCTGCATTGCAGACGGCAACACCTAAGTTCTCAGATTCCTCAACGCCTATTTGACTCAGCATGTCTAGTTGAGCCGAGCGCTTTGCGTCTCTGTCGTCCCCGTAGAGGTATTCGGGTTTCACAGAATAGAGCTTCATTTGATTGGTTTCCCTTCGTATCGATACCAGTGAGGTTTCAGAGCGATCTTCTCCGCGATGCGTGTTCGAATGATGACAAGCGCTTCGGGTGTCGGATCGTAATCGTTGTTGAAGTTGTGATCGAGGGCATCGAACACGCCGTCAGGGTCGAGCAAGCTGTCACGGTTGAAGTTGATACCGCGCCGCTCCAGCTCCGCCCTCAGCACTGCATACCGCCTTCGCAGATATTCACCCTTGTCGTAGAAGAAGCTCACGTGACCCGTGTTGAGCGTGTAGGCCTTCGGAATGCGCTGCTGAACGTGTGTCCGTGCGTAGTTATCAGCGTTCTTCGGTTCCCCGTTGTAGCCGTAAAGACGAACGTAACGGTCCCGACCAGCTTTCAAACTCCGCGCCAACGACTTGGGCACCATCTTGATTTCGCGGAACTCTGCGAACAGGTGCTGATCCATCAGTTCTTCGGGTGGAACAAGGTTGATCCGGGTCATTTGGATGCCTCGTCTTCTAGTGCGGACACCAGCCCGTCGAAGTCTTCGTTAGGGCCCAGCAGGTCAGCAAGCGGGCGAACCACTTGCTCCAGGTCAAGGCCGTAGTCCTCTGCCATGCAAGATAGATAATCTTCACGGTCGTTGTAACCGTTCTCTCGATATACGTTGCTCATCGCCAATCCACTTTCTTCAATCGTGTTGAGGGGGTTCGAAATCGTCAGTGCATAGTCCAGGCACACCAGCCGCCCGTCAAGCATGCCGAAGTTCTCAGGCTTCAGATCGCTCAGGAAGGCAGGCACTTGTTCTGGAAGCACCGACCGCTCTATTATGGGCGAAGCTCTGCGCTGTAGCAAGATGCGTCCGTCGGGTGATAGGTATTCGCACGGAGCGAGCCAGTCCGCCACCTTCTTGTAATGCTCGTGATCGTTCCAGAACCGCATCTCGAGCACGTTGGCGAAGTAGCGCCAGTCGGTTTCCGCCTCCACCTTCACGACTAGATCGTCGCGTAGGCGGCATTCGAAGATCTTCCGATGGATACCCTCACCGAGCAGCTTGCCACAGAGCAGGTTGAAGGCGTCTTCGTATGTCGCGCCGTTCATGGTTGCAAGCTGTCGCGTGATGAGTTGATGTCAATTCCGTCACGTTGCAGAATCAAGCGCCTGTAGAGTGCAGGGTTGGCGCGCTCCAGGTAGCGTTCGGCTTCCTTGTGGGCTTGCCCGTCCTCACCCAGCAACACATCGAACAGACGGTCCTGGGCGTGTTGCAGGTCGCCCACGCTGTTCTTGGCTGCCTGCACATAGTTGGCCGCGTCCAGGAGCTCTTCGAGTAAGTGCTGGAGCCAATGCGACAGGTTCAGGTCTGTGCGCTCGGTTGTGACACCATACTTCTTGAGACCGACGACACTGCGATCAAGCAGGAGCTGACGGTTCTTTTCGACGTTAGCATCGGGTGAAGCGGTGACCACAGTAACGCCCTTCAGCAGCTCTTCGAGCTTGGTAGCAGTCACGACGGAGATGTCGTCACTGACAATGGCGTCTCGGATGTATTCGATCAGCGATTGCACCGCTGCAGACTGGACGCCCACCTTGACGGTGAGTTGTCCGACTTGTTTCTGGCAAGCGCCTGAGCACTCACCTTCGGGCGCATTGCACCCGGAATCATGTTGGCACATAGGATGCTCCATTGAAGTCAAGAGGAAGCGCAGCCCAGGCACCAGTCCCAGGCCGCGCACCATTATTCGCAGACGTGTGGGCGCCTGCCCGCTTGCACATGCCCACACACGCACTCGCGGAGGTTGCTTCGGGCGATGTCCTTGCGAGCAAGCTCCATATCCGGAGCGCCACCGACCTAAGCTGATTGAGTTTAAGCTCGTTTCTGTTGCGCCCGGTGGATTATGTGGTCTCCTACCCCGCCGGAAGGGGAGTCCCAGGCCTCGAACAACGTGACGGGGTCCGCTGCTCTGCGCCATGGGCTGTGTTGCTGCATACTATAAACGCACAGCGAATCGGAGCACAATAGGGCGTTTATGATATTCTGCGGATGGTGATCAACCGATCCAGTATGTGGGGCGCTTGCTGTCTGCGAACGAAGTCTCTTCGATGCGAATGCGACCGCCACGCTCTTGCAGGGTAGGCGACAGCATATCGCTCACCAATCGCAGAGCCTCTTTTCTGCTGATGTTCAGGTAAGAACACAGGGCATCCGGAAAGATCCTGTCAGGCTTGCCTTCAATCGGTGCATCCAGGCGCACTCGCAGGCAGAACTTACCCGAATTGGTGCGGTCTGCTTTCTTCACGAAAGCAATTGCTTCTTCCTTGGTAAAGAGATGTTCAATAACTGTGCGTTCCATGTTAGCTCCTAGATGACCACATGACGCAAGTGTAGGCGAGATTCTCGGCCTTTGCAAGCGATTTTGCGACGCTTCGGAACTCTTTAACATGTAACGCACGACCGAACGCCTTACAGGCCGCATTCGTTCATGTTTGCTTGCTTCAGTTCGTTGATTCTGCGCGCGGGCGCATAATGCAAGGAATACTCTATACCATATAACAAATAAACATAATAATACAATATAGAGTAGGCTTACTAAGGGGAGGAGGCCTCCAGCCCCCGACGTAAGCACACTACCGAGTCGCATGGTTTCGTTAATGCAAAGCTAAGCCAACCGCTTTACTCTTGCAATGCCAATGCCCCTGCCTTACATTATGCAGGTCATTTCATTCATAGGAGCACTATCATGGCCCAGATTAACTTCGATGCAACTGCTTATCCGCAGCAAAGCACCTTCCGTGATCCGTTGGACTACTTCAAACAGATTGACGACAACAATCCTCAGGAGGAACTCGTTCTGCAATACCTGCACGCATTGCATGCGCAAGCATGCCAGCAGGGTCTGAACGTCATACCCGTCGAACGGTTCTATAACGAGCGTTCTCTTCAAACTTGGCGCGCTGCATGGGAAGAGCGCCCGACGGAGATGCGCCTGCCTACGCAAGTGGATCAACTCCACATTAAGTTCATTCTATATAACGCGCTCACGCCCTACCATTGCAAAGAAACGGAAAAAGACATCGTGACGATGATTGACCGTGTGAATCGCGCTCACAAACTCATGTCTGCGTGGTTATATGAGAACCGCAATCTCGAAACGCCTGCAGCACGTCGCGCACGCCAGAACCGTGAGGCTCAGAAGCGTTTTCGCGCACGTCAGAATGACGACGACCAAAGTCCAGAAGCATGTCAGGCTCGCTCTATTAAGCAGGCCTATGACGATTACCTGAGCGCATGCAGGCAGCGCAAGGAAGCCATGGAGCAATGGTCCGCCTATGTTGATTCAAAGAAGAAAGTCTGGGAGCAGCTCAAGCAGCAACCTCTGCCGCCCGCTCAATAAACATGTGTTGCGATAGCTGCGCGAACGCGCTAAACTGCGCAGCCAATAGGGTGTCGCTTTCGCGCTCCAACTTCCCGGAGTTTGATAATGGAACAAGTCGTAAAGACTGCTCAGCAGGAGTTTGACGAAATTTATATCACGTCAAGTGAAATCGGTCAGGAGCTCGGTGTGTGCCGGGCTACCTTAGTCAATGCGCGCCGTCGGGGCCTGCTGCCCGATCCCGTTGTCGTTAATGGCGCGCAGATCTTTGTCTGGAAACGCGATGTCGTTCGCCCATACCTTGACGCCTGGAAGCTCATGATCCAAGCGCGGAGGGGCGAGCTGGTATGACAACACGCGCTCAAGCATGGGCGCGCCTTCCAGCTGAGCTCAAGTACCTGCGGCAATGGTGCGTCGCTGGTGCAAACAAGGCTCCGCTGTCGGTCGGCCCAGACGGAAAACTATTCAACGCCTCTGTGACCCAGCCGTCGCAGTGGATGGACTTCGAGACTGCTGCCAGGGTGGCATTCCAGAACGGATACGATATCGGGTTCGTGCTGCACGAGTCGGATCCTTACTCCTGCATCGACTTGGACGTCAAGGACGCGCAGAACTGCTCGGACAAACCTGAGCTCTGGACAAAGCCTGAACAGTTTGATCTGTTCTATCGCATTATGCTGGGCTTTGACAGCTATGCGGAAGCGTCGCGCAGCGGCAAGGGCTTGCATATATGGGTTCGCGGGAACATCGGCAAGGGTGTCCGGCGCGACGGGGTTGAGATCTACTCCCAAGAGCGTTTCATCATCTGCACAGGCAGCATCGTCCAGGACAAACCCGTTCGCGAGTGTCAGCCCATGCTGCTCAACATGGCGTCGCAGATGCGGCCCAAGGAACAGGCGGTCGATTTCGCGCTGGAAGAGTTGGAGCAGGATGAAGACGATTGGTCTGTGCTGGTGCGTGCTGTCAATGCAGGTAACTCGGACAAGTTCTGCGGGCTTTGGGCTGGGCAATGGGAGATGATGGGATTCCCCAGCCAGTCGGAAGCGGACCTCGCACTCATGTCCATGCTCACATTCTACAGCCCATCGAATGCACAGTGCAGACGCTTGTTCCGTGACTCAGGGCTAGGCAAGCGTGAAAAGGCTGTTAAGGACGATCGCTACCTCAACCGGACGCTGGCTACCATTCGAGCGCGCGAGTCACGCGAGAAGTCCGTGGATGCCAGCGCACTGGTGCAAGCTGCTGACACGTTGCTGGAGGCACGCAAGCTGGCCATGATGGAAGTGCAGCGCTTACAGGGTGGCATGCCCGCAGTAGGCTCACCACAGCAGCGCACAGCAGTCCCGCTCCATGTGCAGGGTCAGGGTGATCCGGTGCAGCTGGCACAGCCGACATCCGTCGCGGCAACAATGGCAGGCCCCGTGTCTGCCGAAGTCGTGCAAGCTGGTTCCAAAGGCTTGCCGTGGCCTCCAGGCTTTGCTGGTCGGATTGCACAGTACGTCTATGAAAGCGCACCGCGACCAGTCAAGGAGGTTGCGATCGTTGCCTCGCTTGGCTTGCTGTCGGGCTTGTGTGGTAAAGCATGGCACATCCCACAGTCAGGCCTGAACATGTATATCATTCTTGTGGCGCGAAGTGCTGTCGGGAAAGAAGCAATGCACAGCGGCATCAGCTCGCTGATCCGTGCCTGCACCATGCACATGCCCAGCTTCCACAATTTCATCGACTTCACAGACTTCGCGTCTGGGCCTGCACTCATCAAAGCGTGTGCGACGAATCCGTCCTTTGTGAATGTGTCTGGTGAATGGGGGCGCAAGCTCAAGCGCTTGGCACAGGACGATCGCGACGGGCCACTCAGTACGCTGCGCACGCAGATGACAAACCTGTATCAGAAGTCTGGCCCGCAATCCATTGTCGGTGGCATTGGCTACTCGAACAAGGATAACAACATCGCGTCGATCAGTGGTGTTGCCTACAGTATGATCGGCGAGACCACACCAAACACGTTCTACGAAGCGCTCACCGAATCGATGATGGAAGACGGGTTCCTTTCGCGCTTCCTGATCATTGAGTATGCAGGTGACCGCCCTGCCATGAACCAGTCACAGGTGATGACGCCTGACGCTGCGCTAGAGGACGCATTGGTGAAGCTGGCATTCCAGGCCCAGAACCTTATCAACAGCCAAGCATCTCAGCCACTAGGCCGCACGGAAGAATCTGCCACGATCATGTGGAACTTCGAGCAGGAGTGCGACCGCGAGATCAACAGCACGGATGACGAGTCACGACGGCAGATGTGGAACCGTGCTGCGCTCAAGGTGCTGCGTACCGCTGGCCTGCTCGCGGTGGCAGACAACTGGATCAACCCGTGCATCACGCGCGAGCACTTGGAATGGGCGCTGGACGTTATCCGTCGCGACATCGAGATTATGGGTAGGCGCCTGGATACTGGTGACGTCGGCACGGGTGACAGCGCACGCGAACGGAAGCTCATGTCCTTGCTGCGCGACTACCTCACAAACACGCTGCCTCCGAGTTACAAGGTGCCTGAAGAGATGCGCCAGAACAGCATTGTTCCGCGGAGCTATCTCCAGATCCGGGTCTCGCGTGTGGCATCGTTCTACAACCATCGCGCAGGCCAGAACGCTGCGCTGGATCTTGCTATCCAAGCGGCAGTCAATAACGGCTACCTGATGGAAGTGGATAAAGCGAAGGTCGCTGAGGCCTACAATTATCATGGCAAGGCGTACCGCATCATCAAGCTCCCGGACTACGCTGCTCAAGCAAAGAAATCCTAAGTAGATGCAAATTATCCAGAAAATGGGCTTGCCGGCTCCCGTTCGTTGCGTTACATTAACGCTCATGCAGTTCAACCACTTAACAGGAGAAACCTGATGGAAAGTAAGATCACTCACCCCGAGCTGGTTTCGGCTCTTGCCAAGCCGGGCGCGGATATCGTTGCGTCGCTCACTGCGGAGGATGCTCACGCGCTGCACATGGCACTCATTCCCGAGAACACGGTCAGCCAGGAAGACTTGGCTGAATGGTACAAGCTCCAGGAAGCGCTCAAGAAGGTCAAGGCGCGCGAGATGCTTCTCCGCACCAAGATCTTCGGGTTCTTCTTTCCGTCGCCCGAGGAGGGAACGAACAATTACAATATGCCCGACGGCTATGTGCTCAAGGGTAAGCACACGATCAATCGCGAAGTGGATCCTGGCGCCTTCCAGGCAATGCGTGAGCAGTTCGCTCAGGCTGGTATCCACCCCGATGCGATGGTACAGTGGAAGCCTTCGTTGAAGCTCAAGGAATACCGCGAGCTGACTGCGGAACAGATCCAATTGTTCGACCAGTGCTTGATCGTCAAGCCTGGTTCGCCCGCACTCGAGATCGTGCTTCCGAAGAAACGCGCGACCGCTGGAGACAAGCAATGAGCGGCGCCTTTGCCTATGTGCATGCCAGACCGGATGGGACGGTGTTCTACGTCGGCAAAGGCACCCGCCAGCGTGCGTTCGAAATGTCTGCAGGGCGTCGCAGCAATCATCACCAGCGTATTGTCTCGAAGCACGGCAAGGAGAACATTCTTGTAGGCCTGATGGAATGCTCTAGCGCAGAGATTGCGTTCGAGCTGGAGAAAGGTCTTATCAAGTGCTTCCGTCGAATGGGTGTTGCGCTGTGCAACCATACAGACGGCGGTGAAGGTTGGCATAATCCAACGGAAGCTAACAAGGCGAAACACGCGCAAACGATGCGGGAAGTGCATCAACGCCCTGAGACGAAACGCAAGCATTCCGAGGCTCTTAGCCTGGCTAATCTTGATAAGGAGGTTATCGCGCGCCGACGCGAGGCGCAACGTAAAGTCTATGAGTCTGGTGGCAACAGACCTAATCTTGGAAAGGTCTGGATCACAAAAGACGGGCTCAACAAGATGGTCTCTTATTCCTCGTTACAGTGTCATCTGGAGCAAGGGTGGAAGCGTGGAAGGATATGCGCGTGACTATTATCGCGGACGCTTCGTTCTGTCCAGATACGAACGTCGCAGGCTATGGATTCTGGATCGCATCTGAACGTGGCAAACAAGGTGGAGGCGGTGAAATGAAATGTCGTTTGGAAGGTAACATCGCGGCAGAGATGCAAGCTGTAGCGAACGCCCTTCATATCGCGACACGCCTCCAGCTTGTGCAGGCAGCGGATGAAGTTCTTATTCAGACCGACTGCATGGCTGCAATCGATGCGTTCGAGGGTAAGCGTAAGAACTTGCCCTCACAGGAATGGGAAGCGGTGCGTGTGTTGCGCCGCCTGCGTTCCGAACATAACCTGCAAATTGTGTTCCGTCATGTAAAGGGGCACACAGGCAAGAAGGAGGCACGCTACGTCACGAACCATCTGTGTGACAAGCGCGCCAAAGAAGCAATGAGAAGGGCTCGCGCCCGTGTTCAATTGGAGATGCAATGAATCAACCGAATTACGAAGGCAAGGGCGCTATCGCTCTGGACGTTCTGGATCACGGTTTCGTGGCCCTGCGCAACATGTCGGGCCCGAACCGTCGCCCTGACGCACCGTTCGACGCGGACGACATCGATCCGGCACAGTCCGCCCGCATGTCGTTCGACCAGATGGACAGCGAGCGCACTCGTGACGCTGACCTCAAGCTGGCCGACTACCTGATGCGCAACTGGCACACCAGCCCGTTCGAGATGGTGGAAATCTGGCTGGAAATGAAGATGCCCATCTTCGTCGCGCGCCAGTTTGTGCGCCATCGCACTGCTACCATCAACGAGGTGAGCGGTCGTTATGTGCAGCTCCCGGCTGAATGGTACATCCCGGAAGTCGTTGGTGGCAAGGCTGCCAACAAGAAGCAGGGGCAGGAAGACAACCTGGACGCCGCGACACAAGCATGGTTCCAGCGCTGCCTGGGCAATCAGTGCCGCTTGTCCTATGACCTGTATCAGGAAGCACTTGATCGCGGTGTTGCTGCTGAGCATGCCAGGACGCTGCTGCACCTCAACCACTACACACACTGGCTCTGGAAGCAAGACCTTCACAACATGCTGAACTTCCTGCGCTTGCGTGACCACAGCCACGCGCAGATCGAAGCGCAGCGCTACGCCCAAGCCATCGATCAGTTGCTGCGCCAGTACCTGCCCAACAGCATGGCGCTCTATGACAAGTATCGCCGTCTCGGAGGTTAAGATGAACAAGCCTAAGCAAACAGTCCTCTATCCGAAGCTCAACACCGTGCTGATATCGCAAGCCTTGGGCCTGCGCATTCCGCCCGCGCTGGTGACGCTCACCTTCCCGAATGGGCTTGTGCATCGCTTTCCCGTGGAGGCACGCTGACATGAAACCCATGCTCGCGGTGGAAGCGCCGAAAGACATCAAGTTCCCTGTCTTTGCCAGCGCCAAGCTGGACGGCATTCGCTCTGTCGTTACCGACGACATGGCGATGTCGCGCACCATGAAACCCATCCCGAACGGGTTTGTTCAAGACTATCTTGGGCAGACCTTGTTCAATGGGCTGGACGGGGAGCTCACCGTAGGCCCTGCCAACGACAAGAACGTGATGCAGGCAACGACCAGCGGCGTCATGTCGCGGGACGGGGAACCTGACTTCATCTATTGGGTGTTTGACTTCTGGACCGACAATCAGATGCCCTACGGTGAGCGCCTTCGCGTCATGGAGCGTGCGTTCAAAGATGGTGCGCTGGGCCAGTATCCGCGAATCAAGCTGCTCAAGCAGACGCTTATTCAGAACGAGGAGGAGCTCCGCGCCTACGAGACCGTGACACTGGCGCAAGGGTTCGAGGGCGTCATGATCCGTGACCCGAAGGGTGTCTATAAGTTCGGTCGCAGCACAGCGCGCGAAGGCTATCTGCTGAAGGTGAAGCACTTTGCAGACGGAGAAGCTGTGGTCATTGGCGCGGAAGAGCTCATGCACAATGCCAACGAAGCGACGCTGGACGAACTCGGCTACACGAAGCGCAGTTCCCATCAGGACGGCAAAGTGCCCATGGGCACGCTGGGAGCGTTGAAGGTGCGTGACGTGACCACAGGTATTGAGTTCAATATTGGCACGGGCTACACGGCGGCGCAGCGTGCTGAGCTGTGGGCAATGTGGCAGGCGGGCACGCTGCTGAACAAGATTGCCAAATACAAGCATTTCGAGGTTGGCGTGAAGGAAGCACCTCGCTTTCCTGTGTTTCAAGGCTTCCGCAACCCTCTTGACATGGGAGAATGATGATAAAAGTATCCGTTGAGCTGGTTCCACCAGTACCCAGCAACTATTCGAACGATGAACTGGCCCGTCACGTGCGCCACCACTTCCCGAACCTCAGTGGCCCGCTGCTCACGCTGCTGGAACGCTTCGAAGGGCAGGAAGGCACGGTCAATGCTGTGCGCAAGCTGGAAGACCAGGAATCGAAAGTAACCTGCCCGCACTGTGGCACTGAAATCCAAATTGACCTGGAGCTGGAATCGTGAAAGAAGCCTACATCGACGCTCCGCGGTTCCACAAGGCGTCGCTGAACCTGATTGCCATCTGCGACAGCATCGTCACAGATTACAGTCAGCAAGGCTACAGCATGACGATCCGCCAGCTCTATTACCAGCTCGTGGCACGCGGGCACATCGAGAACACCGTGCGCAGTTACGACAACATCGTCGCACTGATGACGAATGCTCGCCTAGCAGGGCTCATTGATTGGGATGCTATCGAAGACCGCACACGCGGCATTCTGGAGCGCCCCCACTGGACCAGCGGAAGCGATATTCTGCAAGCATGCGCGCAGAGCTATCACGAAGACTTGTGGTCGGATCAACCGAACCGTGTCATTGTCATCGTGGAGAAAGAAGCTCTGGCCGGTGTGCTCGAACGTACCTGCAAAGAATGGGACGTTCCTCTCCTGCCCGCACGCGGATATCCAAGCGCCACAACATTGCGCGAGCTGGCCAAGACCCGTATAATGCGGGCAAGCCCGGAAATTGTGGTCTTGCATCTTGGAGACCATGATCCGAGCGGCATTGATATGTCGCGCGACCTTGAGGAAAGACTCAGTCTGTTCAGCAGGCATCGCGTGACAATTGACTTCCGCAGGCTGGCCTTGAACATGGACCAAGTGGAGGAGCAGAACCCTCCGCCTAATCCTGCCAAGGTCACTGACAGCCGTTATGAATCCTATCGGGTTCAGTACGGTGAGGAAAGCTGGGAGCTTGATGCGCTCAGCCCGAAATACCTGCACAATCTTGTGAGCAGGGAGGTTGAAAGTCTGGTAGAGTTCAGCCTCTGGAACGAGCGTTGTAAGCAGGTGGAGCAAGTGCGAGGTCGGCTGCAGAAGCTCGCTGATGAGTTTGATAAAGGGGAAGTCTGATGTCTTTGCAATTTACCACAGCTGAGCAAGCGTCACAGCTCAACGGTGTGAAGGTGCTGGTCTATGGTGGCGCTGGTATGGGGAAGACGGTTCTGTCCGCCACCCTGCCCGCACCAATTCTGATCAGTGCTGAATCCGGTGCGCTGTCGCTCCGCAAGGCCAATCTGGAGCGCCTGTTCGGAGCAGGCAATCCTCACATCTGTTACAACATGCCAATCATCACCGTGTCCAACGTGGATGACCTCCGAGACGCCTATGAGTGGTGTGCCCGCAGTGCGGAAGCTCGCCAATTCGCAAGCGTCGGCCTGGACAGCATCTCTGAGATCGCTGAAGTGGTGCTCAATAATGCAAAGCGGCAGGTGAAAGATCCGCGCCAAGCCTACGGTGAGCTCATTGAAAAGATGGAGACGCTTGTTCGTATGTTTCGAGACCTGCCAGGTAAGAACATCTATATGGCTGCCAAGATGGAGCCTATGAAGGACGAGATGACTGGTGTGGTGAAGTACGGCCCATCAATGCCCGGTTCCAAGCTGGGTTCGAAGCTGCCGTATTTCTTTGACGAGGTGTTTCGTCTTGGGGTGAATAAAACACCACAGGGCGAGCCGTACAGGTTCCTTCAAACTCAGCCCGATCTGCAGTTTGAGGCAAAGGATCGAAGTGGCGCACTCGCTTCGATGGAACCTCCATTTCTGAGTGCAGTTTTCGCCAAAATCTTAGGAGCTTAACGCCATGGCACAATTGAATTTCGATGCAACACAAGTCGCCCCCGATCTCGGCTTCGAGACCGTTCCTGCGGGCTGGTATAACGCAATGATCGACGAGTCGGAAATGAAGCCGACGAAGGACGGTTCGGGCGCTTACCTCCAGACCCGTTTCAACATCATCGACGGCCAGTACGCAAACCGCAAGATCTACATGCGGCTCAACCTGCGCAACACCAATCCGGTGGCCCAGGAAATCGCCTACAAGCAACTGTCCGCGATCGCGCACGCTGTCGGCGTTCTGCACGTCCAGGATTCCAGCCAGCTGCACGGCCTGCCCATGAAGATCAAGGTCAAGCTTCGCAAGGACACCTCCGGTCAGTACGAGGACTCCAACGAGATCAGCTCTGTCAAGAACATCAACGAGCAAGTCGATATGGGCGCCCAAGCTGGTGCAGCTCCGGCAGGCTTCGGCG